TGCGGGCGCGCGTGCGCCAGCTCGTGCGCGACATGCCTTATTTCGCCCGCGCGGCCGACGTGATGGTGGACTACACGGTCGGCGAGGCCATCCACTTTCAGAGCCGCGTAAAGGGCAGCGACAAAAAGCTCGACAAAACGCGCATCGGGATCATCGAGGACGGCTTTCGCGCCTGGATGGACGAGGCCGACATCGCCAAAAAGCTGCACTACTGCGAGATGATGCAGCTCGCCAAGCGCCAGGATGTCGAGTGCGGCGAGTTCGCCATTATCAAGGTGATCCCCAAGCGCAGTCGCGGGCGCAGGTTCCCCTTCGCACTCCAGATCATCGAGCCCGACTGGTTTTCAAGCCTCTCCAATAGCGCAGCAGGCCCAGTCTATTCTGGAATCAACCAGACCGTGATCGATCAGGGCGTCGAGTACGACTACGCGTCGGGCGAGGTGCTCGCCTACCACCTCGCCGATCCCTGGGGCTTCGGCCGCCCGGTGCGGATCGCGGCCGAGGACGTGATCCACAAGTTCAAGACCCTGCGGCCCGGGCAGCTGCGCGGGATTTCGCCATTCACGCCCGGCGTTCTTATGGCGCGCGACCTCGACGAGCTGATGACGGCGGAGCTCGACGGCACCAAGAAAGCCTCGAAATATCTCGCCTTGGTGAAAACGCCGGACCCTATCGGGCGCCAGGCCGGCATAGGCGCGGTTACCGATCCGAACACCGGGAAAAAAATCGAAGAGCTGGAGAACTCCATTATCGAGTACCTGCGGCCCGGCGAGGAGATCGAATTCGCCAAGTCAGACCGGCCGTCGTCCAATTTTTCGCCGTTCGTGCGCCTGGTGCTCACCATGTTCTCGGTCGTGACCGGCGCCCCCTACGAGCTGATCAGCGGGGACTACCAGGGCCTCAACTTCTCCACCGCCCGCATCAACCGCAACGACTTCGCGAATTTCCTGAAGCCGGTCGCAAGCCGCCACATCCGGCACTTCGCCATGCCGACCTTCACCCCCTGGATGGATGCGGCGGTCGCCGCCGGCGCGCTCGATCTGCCCGGCTATTTCGCGAACCCCGGGATCTACCGGGCCTGCCAGTGGCAGCCGCCCGGCATGGAGCCGGTCGATCCGCTGCGCGAGGTCAAGAGCAACCTCGACGAAATGGCCGCCGCGCTGCGCTCCCCGCAGGAGATCGCCGCCGCCCGCGGCCGCGACCTCGAGGAAATATTTGACGAGATCGCGGACGCGCAGGCCATGGCGAAGGACAAGGGCATTGTCATCCAGCTTTCGAAGACCTCGACGGCGACCGCCAACAACCCGGCGGCAATCGATGAGCAGAAGGCCGCCGTATCGGTTTCCGACCTGGTGCGCGAGGCCATCGAAACCTACCAGCTCATGCAGGAGGGACACGCATGAAAAAGAATCGCGGGCCGCTGCCACGGGATAGCCGCCGCAAGGACGAGACCCCCATGCATTACCGCAGCCTGTCGCTGCGCCTCGATGCCGGCGGCAACGCCCCGGCTACACTCGACGAGAAGACCCGCTCGGTCGAGGTGGTAGGCGCCACCGAGGAGCCGGTCGAGGTTTTCGACTGGGAGCGCTGGGAGGTCATCCGCGAGGTCCTGCTGATGGACGGACTGGAGCTGCCCAAGAACCGCCAGGTGCCGCTCCTCGATTCGCATTCGCGTTACAGCACCGCCTCCGTCATGGGGTCGTACCGGGAAATGGTCACCCGGGACGGCCAGCTTGTGGGGCGCGTGTTCTTTTCATCCGTGCCCGAAGCGGAGGGGCCCTACACCAAACTCCGCGAGGGGCATCTGACCGATTTTTCGATTGGCTACCGCCCAGTCGCCAGCACGTGGATCGATGAAGGGCAGACCGCCGTTATCCGCGGCCGCAGCTTCAAGGGTCCCCTGCGCGTGACCGAGCGTAGCCGCATCAAGGAGCTCTCCATCACGCCGATCGGGGCGGATGAGCTGGCCAAGGTGCGGAGCGAACATCAACCAGGGGAATCGCGGCAGGATGCCGCTCCCACAACGAAGGAGAAAGACGCCATGAACGAAAGACTGAAGAAATGGTTGATCAGCCGCGGCATGCCCGCGACCGCCACCGACGACGAGGCCTGGGCCTACATGGAAAAACTGAACGTGGTGCGCGCCGCCGATATTCCTGCCGCCGCACCCACTCCCGCGCCTGCTCCTGCCGCCGCTGCGGCTCCTAACATCGACGCCGAGCGCAAGTCCGCCGCCGATGGCGAGCGCCTGCGCATCGCCGAGATCGACGGCGCCTGCCGCGCCTTCAACTATCCCGAGGACCTGCAGAAAAAGCTGGTCGACGGCGCCGTTCCCACCGCCACCGCCCTGCGCACCGTCATAGACTGGGCCGCCGCCAATAAGGCGACCGCCGGCGGGGTGGGGCATCGCGGACCGGTCACGATCGCCGCCGACGAGCGCGACAAGTTCCGCGCCGCCGCGATCGACAGCATCCTGCTGCGGTCCGGAGATTCGGGTGGCAAGGCCAGGATCGCCCCTGAAAAGCCCGCCGCCGGCGCTTCCGACCTCATGGGCTATTCGCTGAAGGAGTTGGCTCGCCATTCGCTCGTCATCGCCAACCAGCCGGTCGGCGGACACGCGCTCGAAATGGTGGGACGCGCGCTTGTAACCAGCGACTTCCCGAACATCCTCGCCGCGGGCGCCAACAAGGCGCTTCTTGCCGGCTGGGAATCCGCCGAGGAGACCTGGCGGACGTGGTGCTCCATCGGCGCTCCGGTTCCGGATTTCAAGGCGCAGAGCCTGGTGCGGGCATCCGAAACGAGCGACCTCGACGAAGTCCCGGAACACGGCGAATTCCTGCACGGCAAGGCGAAAGACAGCAAGGAAACCGTGCAGGTCGTGACCTACGGCAAGCTCTTCGCCATCACCCGCCAGGCCATCATCAACGACGACCTGGGTGCACTCCTCTCCGTGCCCGCGAAAATGGGCGAGGCCGCGGCCCGCAAGGTGGGCGATCTGCCCTACGCGGTGCTCACCGCCAACGCCGCCATGGGCGACGGGTATGCGCTGTTCATCGCATCCCCCCACGCGAACTACGTGGCGAGCGGATCCGGTGCCGCCCCCGGCATCACCACGATCTCCGCCGGGATCCTTGCCATGGGCCTTCAGAAGGACAGGCTCGGCAAGCGCCGGCTCAACATCCGGCCGTTCTTCTTCATCGCGCCGAAGACCCTGGAAGGGGCCGCCGAGATCTTCTTCCGTTCCGGTAATTTCTCGGACAGCAACACCATCGCCACCGACAGCTCGCTTGCGTCCACCCGCGTCAATCCATATGGGGGCGCCTACTTCACCCGCGTTTACGACAGCCGCCTCGACGACCACGACGTCGCCGAGTGGTTCCTGGCCGCGCAAAAGGGCCTGACGGTCGCCGTGTTCTTCCTCAACGGCGTCCAGGCCCCGTACATGGAGACCCGCCAGGGCTGGAGTGTGGACGGCACCGAGTACAAGGTGCGCATCGACGCCGCCGCGAAAGCCCTCGACTGGGTGGGGCTGTACTGCAACAACGGCAATTAAATTCAGCGCCGCTGAATTTAGATAACAGGGCGCGTGAAAGCGCGCCCCTCTTCGGAGGGGAAAAATGTCCAACCATGGACTGACCAGCAACAAAAAGGTTGCCTACAGCGAGTACGACTTCGCCATGGACGGCGGGGTTGTGGGAGACATCGTGCTGCGCGGCAGCGTGCTGCCGGCGGGGGCCGTTATCACCAATGGCTACATGGACGTCGAAACCGCCGTCGCATCCGGTGGGGCGGCCACTCTGGCGCTCAAGCTGGTGACGGCCGCCGACCTCATGCCCGCGATGGAGAAGGGTAACTTCCCCGTCAATGCGCTGTTCGACCTGGGACTCGGCGGCATCGGCCCAATTGAATCCTACAAGACGCCGACGCTCACGGTGGGCACGGCCGCATTGACAGCTGGCAAGTTCACGCTGGCGTTGGAATACATCATCACCCGCTAACCGACAACCGCGAGGGGCGAGTGCCGCTCGCTTTTCAGGAGGGCTTTAAAATGCAAGGACTCAGGGGACATCTGAAAGAAGCTGTACACGAATACGATTTCGCCATCGACGGCGGCGCGATTTCGGCGATCGCCCTGCGCGGTCCGAAGCTCCCGGTAGGAGCCATCGTGCTGAACGCCGTTCTCGACGTCGAGACCGCCGCCGTGGGCGCGGGCGCCTCGCTTGCGTTCCACCTGCAGGCGGCGAACGACATCTACTCGGAGGCCGTGGTGGGCACCTACACCCTTGCCGCCCTGCTGAAAGGCGTACCCGACATCGCGACCGTCGCGGACGCCGTGCGCGTTGCGACCGCCGCGAAGGGCGTCACCCTCACCATCACGGGGGCACCGCTGACCGCCGGCAAGATTCATGTGATTTCCCACTACATCACGCCGCGCGAATAGATGAGCTTGCTTGACGACATCGCCGCCGTCGGCATGGAGGCCTGGTTCGATACCGACCTGATGGCCCGGACCGTCACCTACAAGGGGGTCTCCATTCCGGCGCATTTCGAGCGGGACGAAATACTCGACGACTCCGGGCGCTCGGATCACGGCGTCCTCGAGGTCCGGGCGAGCGACGTTCCG